ATATCCTAAAGGTATAAATTCAGATGAGTTAACCTTAAATTCAACTATGCCTGAAGGTTCCACACCTGCGGAAGCGGAATAGAAATTTCCAGGGATAGGCATCGCTTTTCCATTTCTGGTAAATAATGCATGGTTAAACAAGTACTTCAAGTCTCTACGTCTTCCGGATGTTCTTGGGGTTGCAGGGTGTGAAGTAATAACTCCCGAACTAACAGAGATACTTGAAGGGACTAGATTAGTAAATACAGTCTGATCTGTATCTCCTCCAGCTGAAGTGGTGTATAGTAATCTATCTACAGTTAGGCAGAATGACCCAGAGGGAGTATAAACTTCATCAAAGGATACTTCCGCAAATAATCTAAAAATTACGTGAAAAGGTATAAACGATTTGAATATACTTGTAATATTAGCCATTATATTCGAAAGACTTAATTGTACGCCTTCCACCGAATGGCTAATATTGGCAACTTGGATATTGGAAAATATGAAAGAACTCTTGGAACACCAGGAGTCTAACATACTTAAAGATTTTGTATCTTTAGCAGATGTAAGTGCTAACAGGTTAGGAGGTGCTATTGATGATAGTGAATAGGATTTCCATTTCATATTCCAAGTATAAGTATAAGTGGCATCCGGTACATCTTTCTTCAGAACTATAGATGACAGTGAGGATACAAACGCTACAGGTAGTTCTAAACCACCCCCAATATCAGCCTTAGTTCCGTTAGGAAGGGTGATATCGACGGCGTCTCTATCAGCTGTTAAAATTTCATTTAGTATTTTTACTTGAGTTTCCCCTAAAAACGTAGTATCGTAAAACCTATCATCTTCCCACGGAGGGATTTCAACATTAGGTCTTCCTCTATGTAAGAATCCTGGGAAGTTTACATCTGTAGGATCCCAGGAACTTAAGGAAAACTTAGAGCCGTTAATATAAATTACACCTCCTTCAGGGGTAGTCGGAGTAGGAGGTGTAATCTCATGTAGAGTTCTAATAATATAATCAGTTGCGGTTCTAGAATTTAAATCTAAGTTATTATCAAATATTTGATCCTCTTTTATTCCCGCTAAAGTACCAAATGCATAATCCTTATCGCGCAGAACAGGGGAGGAAGTAGAAATTAAATAATAAATCATTCTAGGGAGATACAGTTCCCAATTTTCTTTAATGTTATCTGTAATATCCTCGGTAATACCTGGAAGTATAAGACTTATTGCGTCCGCTAAGCATCGTTTAGTTCCCTTACTTTTATATAAATATACAGCTTTACGAAGTTGAGCTCTCCACCTGTCTACGTCTCCTGTTAATAATTTCCACCCTATCAAGGTAGCTAAGTATTGGAGGAATTCTGGGGGACACCTTTCAATATCTATTAGATCTTCTAGCTCTGTTATAGTAGAGTTGACGTCATAGAATCCATAACTAACCGCTTGCAGAAACTTAGTAACGGCTCCACCTTCCACCTGTTTAGGAGTAAAGACTCCTTCAGCTCTATACATATCCAAGTAATGATCTAAGGTGGTAGCTTTCTCATCTGATGGATTATACCAAACTCCTAATAAAGTTTTTAAATTTTTAAGTTGTTGGTTTCCAGATGCAAAGTACACTCCGGATACTTCTGTCTGAGACTTAGAGAATTGAACTGGAATGAAATCCTTAAAGGCTTGGTCTACTACTATATTACCATTAGAATCTAGACGTTCCATGTTATACCACAAGTATTCAAATAGCATAAAGATACCTTCTTTTTCTTCAATAATATGATCGTCATATAAATCCGCTAAATATTTAGATATAGTTCGGTATGGGTAATATCCTCCAACAGGAGCATTTGTTGAATTTAACATGTAAACCCATGAGAGTGTCTGAAGTAGAAATTTCTTAACCTTGGTAGGTGTGTTTACAGAAGAATCAACATTATCCCTAACACCGTCTCGAAATACTTTAACTGGATTGTTAAGTCTAATCTTGGGAAGTAATTCGTTTTCAATATATTGCTTAAACGCGTACTTACTTTCAAAATCAGAGAAAGACTTGCCTAAAGCCTTAAGAATTTTATTTTCAAACATATTAGGTCTAATATGCGTTAGATTATTTCTAAGTATAAATCTTCTCTTTATCTCCTCATTAGATACACCTTCAATATCGATAATATTTCCTATAGCCTCTACAGTCTTTAATACTTTACCAAGTACTGAATATAGGATATCATCCTCTTGACCATAAATAGCATAGTCAGTATCTGCGTATAAATCAGGGGTTATACCTTTAATAACATCAACGTAATCATGCTGATAAATCTTGTTAACATTAGTTTCAGATTTTCCAGAATTACCGATACCTCTTTTTCTAAATGCCATGTTATACTAGTACTATATTTAATTCAATATTATTCAATTGCAAAATTTCATTGAAATTTAATTTAATATCGTCATCTTTCAAGTTATCAATTTTTGAAAATCTAACTTCAGGTATTTCAAAAATATCGCGATTAAGCTCATCAACTCTAACATTCTCTCCAAACTCTCGTTTAGACAGATCAAAGAATTGTAAAATTTTCGCACTAGCAGATCTTTTAATATCCTCTTCAAAGGATTCATATGTTCTATCTATAAAAATAGTTGCCTTTACATCTAAGGTTCTAATCAACCCATCTACAATCGTAACTTCATCTGTTAGCATTTTATACTCATCTAAGTATTTAAGCAATTCATTTTTATAAGTTATAGGGGCTCTCTCAAGTTGGGCTTGGACTCCTTCCACCTCATCAGCAAATGCTACAGTATAAATATCAATCATGTTGGATCCTGCTCCTGAGCTTCTTAAAACTGCTATAGATTTTCCAGACTGTCCTACCGTACTTACAAATTGATTAGCGAAGGATGTGTAGTCGTCACCCGTAACGGCTCTGTATTGAGTTTTAAAGAAATTAGGTCCCCATCTTTTAGCGTGTTCTACTGATTCAGAGTTTCTACCTCCAGTAGCTTTGCTTGGATTAGTAACATTAACTAAAATATCTCCGATCTCCGGATCATCATTTGTTGCAGGGATAGAAACATTAATAGCTCCTGGAGAAATGTTACCTCTGTTACCTCCTCCTACTCTGTAATATACTTCATAATCTGTACCTGCTGCTGGGGCTTTACCTCTAATATTATCCCCAAATATAATTCTAGCGGAGTAATCATCAGAGTAAGTTTTGCTAAACACTAGATCATCTGAGTCAGCTAAAAACAAATTTTCAATTTCGTTGTAGACATCAGTTCCTACTTTTACATATAAACTACCTTCTACAATTGACGAATCTTCGAGATTAATAGTGTGCAAGGTATCTAAACTATTAAAAGTTCCATCCACTCTTTTTAGAAGTCCTTCTAGTAAAATCAAATTAGAGAATTCTAGTCCTGCCTCGTTAGTAGACTCGGATGCTTTTAAAGAAATATTAGGCTCTGTAAGTTCGATAGCTCCGGTAGGGTTTACCTTATAAACAGTATATGATAAACGCCCGGTATCTTTATTACTATCAACACTAAAGGATCTATTAGCGTATTTAATTACTAAGGAGTGTGTGTCACCTGTACTAACTCTAGATCCATCATCAATAGTTAAAGTGCAGCTAGCTTTAGCACTTACGGGACCTTTTAAAGCGATTCCAATTAGTTGTAGTAATTTTCTAAGATTTTCAGGTGCTTGTACTGAAGATATAAAATTCTCATTAGCCAGCATATCAGCCTTAAAGGATAATACACTTGCTAAGTAAGCAAACATCTCAACTAGCATAATGCCTAGATCTGACTCTACAAAATTATTATAATCATCAGGGTATACTGCTTTCAGATATGTAATCAGAGAAGCTCTATATTCTTCAAAGTCGTTACTTGAATAATCTATATGGCTAGCTTTAGCCTTTAAAGATATATCCCCAACTTTTAAAAAATCGGAGTCGATAGTTCCGTCAAATGCGGATGTGTTAAAAATTCCTACAATATTTCCCATTATACTACAATCTCCAAAATTTGAGTTCCTGTCGCATCATCTGAAATACTAAACCTTACGGAGACGTAAACTTGATTTCTCCCCATAGTTTTTAGACTTTCATCCCATGATAGCTTTATAGATTCAACGTCAACATATGGTATATATGTTTGTATAGCTTGTATGATCTCCCCCCGTAACTGAGTCTCTAGATCCCCGTTATAAACCTCGAAGACCGATTTACGTAGATTCGTTCCAAATTCTGGGTTCATTACTCTCTCCCCCTTATTAGTTAGTAGGAGTTGCTTTAAGCTAGACATTGCTGTTTCAGCACCGTCTGTTGTTGTAAAAAATCCTCCTGTTCCTTCTACAACAGGAAATGCGATACCTCTAAGTACTCTAGACTTAGAGGTTGTTAATAAGTTGAGGTCTTCAGATAGCATATTATATTTTTATATTTTTGAAAAATCCTTTTTGAGAATTGAAGTTATTTCTAACCTCACTGATAGATAGGGCTCTAGAGTATATCTTGAAACTTCCTAAGAATCCGTCTAGACCACTTGAGGGTACTTCTGCAACGTCTGCTGTCGCAATATGTTGAGAATTTGGAGGTGTTCCATATAAGGTATTAGTATTATATCCTAGAAATCCTGGATTATACGTACTTAAGGTTCCTGATTTAAGTATCCCGTCCGTGAACCCTCCTCCAAGTATCCAAGGGGTAAACGCTGCTCCGGCAGTATTGCCTAATACGGGTCCTGTTCCGGATTCATTAGTCCAGCTAGAAACTCCTACATTAGCTGTATTTATTGCACGGGTGAGAGAAGGAATCATTAAGGGTTTAGTATTAACAGTATCGAACGCGGTTGATATAGAAGATACGTTTAAAACTTCTCCATCAAATACGGTAGAAACTTTATTTTCACTAAAATTAAATACAACAGCGACATGAGTAAAGTCTTTGCCTACACCTGAAACACTTACATTATTTACAATGGTTTCTTCCTTTGTAATAATCCCTAGATCTTCTACGGATTCCTTTATAACGCTACCTCCAGAGTATTGTAACCTCTCGGCTATACATACACTGTGACCTGTTGATCCGTTTCCTTGATTCTGAGATACAGTAGGAAATACTCCAAACTCTATCCCGCTAGAATTGGTACTTCCTCCTCTATCTCTAAACCCTATAGACATACCGTGAACCTTCCTATTATCAATATCCCCATTGGGTTTAGTTCGATTTGCTTGTACCTCAAGTTGCTGTCCGCTTGTAGGGTGTCCACCGGAATTTTCACATGAAGCTACTAACCTATATCTATGTTGGTCAGTGAATACTAGACTCGGAATGTGTACCCAAAAATCAAATGATACGCCTCCCCCCATAAAGGTTTCTTCATTATACTCGGCATTCGGAGGATAAAATAAATTATCTAAAGCGCTAGTTTGTAAGTTATTATCAGCCCCAAGACCATTTTGTTCAGGGGTATAATTGGAAGGAAGTCTTACGTAGGCTCCCCCTACTCCCGTACCTGTTAACTTTGGAATTGATAGTCCAGAAGTGTAAACTGCATCTACAGAGGTTCCTACTAATTGTCCGTTGTATCTGTCTCCAGTATCCGTGTTGAAGTTATCAATATTAAATACCACAGAGGAAGGATCTACTACTGAAGGGGTTAGAAAATTATAACCTAATACCATTCCATCTAAAGTGATAGACGTAGATAAAGCTTGGACAACTCCGCCTGTACCGGAGACATGGGTATCCCCTTGAATATGCGGGAATGAGTCTCTAGGAGTTGGAGGTACGCTAAACTGATGAATATTAGATAGTGATTGGGCTTCACTCTTTACAAACTTAACATGTACAGGAGCTATAACATCCTCTAAATCTTCAGAAAATATTAATAGATCTTCTTGAAGTTTTAAATTAATACTTAAACCTGAACCTTTCAAAAACGTAAAGTCGTTTAGGGGAATTCTTTCAATAATACTCCAAACCTGATCTTTGATATTTCCCGTATTCTCTATAAGGATACCAGCTCCTATACCTAAATCTTTTACCCCTCCATCGACCTCCGTAAAACTATACTTATGGGTTCCAAAGATAGAAACTAATTGGAGTAGCTTCTTACGTCTCTTTATCTTATTATCGTATAGGTCAGCTAAAGCTCCTATATTTCCATAGTAATTAACCACTAAAGCACTATTCGCAGCATGTCCGGATGCTTCCAATTGCTCAATATGTTTAAATATTAAATCTATATGTTGTGCTTTATTTTTATCGAAGGATTCCAAGATATCATCCGAGTCATAATATACTTTAGATTCTACTGAACTAGGGTCGTAGTCATACGAAAATACAGTATCCACAAGATCGTTTAAATTATCTTTAGTATAAGCATCTCCTTTACCCCCTAAGTTAGGTGCTTGAGATAGGTTCCATGTAGAACTAGCTGCAACTATACCTGACACTATAGGGACTCCACCATTTATGGAATCATAGTACAAGCCATCCTCCGCCATTATAAACTGACCTTTTACAGATATGGGAGGACCGTAAGTGTGGTCAAATAGGTTGGCAGTATCGTCTTCTACTAGCAACTGAGTCTTTAATGACAACTTATCGAACACAGCTTTATTCTCGCGGAAAGGTACTACAATATTATCAACTACAAATTCTTTATAGTTATTTATTGATTTTTGAATATCCGGATCATTCTCACCTAAATCATCTAAAGCTTCCAAATTTAAGGTTGGTTCTTCCAATTCACCTGAAGCTCTTCTCTCTAGAACATCTTGAATTCTATCCAGATTTTGTTGCACTTTTAAGGCTTCAGCCTTTACATTTGCCATACCCTGTTCAAGTAATGCAATTTCGGAAAGGTCTACATCACTAAAATCCACTGGTCAGCTCATCGTAGTATGTACCAATTTTATCGGTAAAGCTTAAAGCTTCTCCATTAGAAGTTCCTGCTTCTGTGGCATTTGATAATATATCACTTCCGGCATCTTTTATATCGTCCATTACACCTGTAGTACTTTTAACAGGTCCGATTGACGCTGCTACAGATGTACCAATACTTAATAGAGATGTTGCATTATCCACCATCGTTCTACCATCACCACTGCCTAGGGATGAAATCTCCCCTTTAATTTTGTCGTATCTAGTTTTCAGTTGGGTAGCTGTGTCCGCTAGTGAGGTTAAAGAAGCTGTCATACTATTAGCTAGTGACATTAGACTAGTTGAAGGAGCGGATGCTAGTTCCCCAGTTTCTAACTCTGGAATGTTAGAGGATATCTCATTTAAAGGTGGAAGTTCGAAATTCATAATATTAGTAGGTTAGACTTGTAACTTGTTGATTTGTAGTAGCTAGATCCACATCAATATGCCTGTAAGTAGA